ACGACAACGAACACGGAGAGCGATCACAATTTGGACAACGATGGGGATGGTATCAATCAATCGTTCATCTCGCAGATGGAAACATCCTTAGAATTAATGAAGTCACAAAGCTGGATCTCCATCAATGTCTGCTTAAACTGACATTTGACAAGCAGAAAAACGAAATTGAAAGCAACGAAATAAAGCGCAAGCAAAAAAGATGAGGCAATTTTACACAGTAACGCAGAAGCTGCACGACTTATTGATAGCAGACAACAACGTCAATGTGGTCACAATAGGCGAGGTTTCAGAGAGTGATTTGGCGAAGCAGACCATTTTCCCATTGTCGCATATTATCGTGGGAGATACGGCCTTAAATGGATCGACGATGACAATGAACTTCACGGTGATCTGTATGGATGTCGTCGATATCAACAAAGACCAACTCAGAAGTGAGGCACAACCGTTCTATGGTATGAACAACCTCCAAGATATATACAACACTCAGCTTCAGGTTTGCAACAGGTTGGTTGAACAGCTACGGAGAGGAGATGCGTTTAGTAATAATTTCCAAATCAACGAAACAATTACGGCAACACCGTTTCAAGATAGGTTTGAAAACCTACTTGCTGGCTGGGCCATTGACATATCAATCGACGTTCCAAACACAGAAATCTGTATCTGATGGCTGGCAGGGTTAAAGGCAATAGAGATAAAGTTCTAGCTGACTTTGCGGACAACGTAGTTCGATTAGCGAAGATCAACGTAGGCAAAACATACACGGCGAAAAACTCAAGGGGTAAAAGCTATAAGAAGCGCATTGATGCTTCTGGTAATCTTCGAAAGTCAATTAGTTCAGAGTTGAAAACCAAGACGAAAGACGGAAGGTTTAGCAAAGGTTTCATTATATTCAAGATGTTAGAGTATGGCATCAATGTAGATAAGGGAAGAAAAGCAGGTAAGGGAGTTCCTCCGCAAGTCTTGGTCAATTGGATTAAGAAAAAGCCGTTGCGGATGCGCGACTTAAAAACAGGCAAGTTCAAGTCTTTTAAAACAGCCAAGCAAAAAGAGAATGCTATCAATGGATTAGCTTATATCATAAATCGCAAAATAAAGAAGTTCGGAATACCAGCAACTAACTTCTTCACCGATCCGTTAGAAAGCCAAGAAAAGAAGTTTTACAACCAACTGCAAGAAGCAGTCGCTCAAGATAACATAGAATACATCAGCGCACAAATAGACCTAATCAATGCCAACCGCACTCAAAAATCATAGACCTGTAAGAACGAGATCACCGTTCTTTATAAATTGCGTTCCAACTACAGGGGAGACAATTACAAGCGCGTCTTTAACTGTGAGAATTAAGAACGGAAATCGCTCTGCGGCTTTAGCAGGCACGACATTAAAAACTTATACGCTTTCAAAGTCGAACGCTGTTGATGGCATAATTGTGTTTGATATAGCACCGCTTGTCTCGGACTATATTCAGCACAACGTAACTGATCGAATCATTGGAGTTAATTACGACATCGCCACAAACGCAAGCCTTAATAGTAATGACAATGGATCAGAGATTACGACAACAGTAGACACAACAAATTTCTGTAACCTGAAGGTAGGCGATAAGTTTACAATTCAAACGCCTGCGTTTACAGGTATAGCCGCAACGCCTTGTAATGCAAGTTTTCCGGCAAGCGTTTGGTATGCAACTGTACTTTCATTTAACGCCACATCCATTACATTCGATTTAGGGGCGGCTATCGACAAGGCATATTGCATCTCAAATACAACGGTTGCGTTAAGTTATGCGGCAAAAGTCAGAGCAGACAATCACGCGGAAGCGAATGAAGTTTTATTTGTGGAAATTGATAAGGAGGTAGTTGATTCAGGAGGGCCAACCGAAACACTTGATATTTACTATACTGCAAACTTTGGTTATAGCGGATTCAAAGACGGCGTGAACTTCTTACCGACAACAGGCGCGACAGGAAACTACGGCACACCTGATTGGTCACCTGCGGTTGCAAAAGGAACAGATGTTACAATAATGGCAACAAATTGCTATCGGCAAATGGGCCAAGACAGCTACACAATTCTGCCAATATTCACGGGTGAGTTCGATCGGAATAATCCTGACATCAAAACTTTCGGTCGGATTAAGTGGGGGGCAGGCACAAATTGGCTGACAAGAACAAACGACGACTATACGCCGATTACAAACATCTACGACATTGAGATTATGCCGTCCGACTTTGCGATTGAACAAGTGGAATATTCAGTAACCTATTTACCGTTAGGCAAAAAGAACCTTTGCTCTAATTTTGTGACAGGTAAAGACTATTTGCGAGTCGGTCACTTTATAAACAGAAACGATGCAGGAAGCCCGCAAACAACAACGGTATCGGTTTCAATTACATTCACATCTCAAAGCGAATTTAGCGTAACAGCAGGCCAAGACTTAACGTTGATAGTTGCTAATGATGCCGCAGCCAACGATGTTATCAACATACTTGGAATTGGTTTTGACGCAGGAGGCGGAACTATATATCCATCCTTCGATGAGGAGTTAACAGTTATTGGTGCGTCAGCTACTGAAATACAACTAGACATCAGCGGCCTGTCAACGTATCTGCAAGGATACTTGTTGGAATTATCTACAACTCAGGAACAATTAGCTTTTTATCTAATCGGCGATAACATCCCAAGATTCACAGGCGAAAATACTATTGCCGCAGTCAACGATCAATCTGTGCTTCGATATGAAATTGTATGCGAGCCAAAATACAACGTGGTCGACTGCTTGTTTGTAAACAAGTTCGGTTTTTGGGATTCCTTTAGCTTCATTAAGAAGTCGATGAGCCAGATGGTAACAACGGAAAGCAAGTTTCAGCGAAACATAGGCGAGGTTGTTAATAACGAATACACTTACAGCGTCAACGCTGCACAAAAGCAGAGATACAACGTCAACGGATCTAAATCTATTATCGTTAACACGGGGTTTGTAAATGAGTCGTTTAGCCAACTCCTAGAAGAAATTCTTTTAAGCGAAAGCATCGTGCTAATTATTGACGATGTGTTTACTCCTGTAACGATTCAAACTAATCAAGTTGATTTAAAGAAATCTGTGAACGATAATCTTATAAACTACAGCTTGACGTTTGACTTTGCTTATAACGAATTGAATAACGTCGTATAAATGAGGTAGTTGCAAATAAAAGTATGCGCTCGCATTGCGCTCGCATTGCCATCGCATTGCCATCGCAATGCCATAAGAGAAGATAAGAGAAGATAAGAGAAGATAAGAGAAAACACCTATGAGGTTAATTGTTGAAGTTTATATTGATGACCAGCGTCTGGATTTATTCGCAGACGAATCGATTGAGATCAATCGAACGATTAAAGACTTCCGCGAATTGGATAAAGTCTTTACCGATTACACGCAATCGTTCACGATTCCTGCGAGCAAGAACAATAATATTGCGATGTCGCATTGGTACGATGAAAGCATTGCAACAGGATTCAATCCAGCAACAAAGAAGGCAGCAAGAATTGACATAAACACCTTACCATTCCGATTTGGATATATGTGGCTCAACAGGGCTGTATTAAAAAACGGAAGTGTTGACTATTACGAAGTAGCTTTTTTTAGCCAAATCACAAATCTTTCTGATTTTTTTGGAAAAGACACCCTGCCACAGCTAGGTAGTGTTTCAAACGCGCATTTGGGATATGATGATTTTTCAGACGCGATAAAAGGTACGGTTGGCACAGATCAAATAATACCAATGGCAACGTCGCAAAGGAATTGGAATTTGCAAGGCATAGGAAACGGAATTTACGATTCAATAAACGCTAATCCTTATATTTATGCGGCTGGATCAAACAACGATCGTACTTTAGAACCTTATGAGGTAAACGACGCACACGAAAATTATGATTTAGCGAACAATTGGTTTATTCAAGATGGAAACTCAGGGAGTGGTGCTGATACATTTTTTATTTACATTGTTGTTGCAAACCAAGCTGCCGATTGGACTATCAAAGCATACGACGCTTATGATGGTTTTGCGTATTTAGCTGGAACGCAGAATATCGGAACGGGTAATGATGTTGTATCTATTCAAGTTACTAGATCTGCCACCGCCGCGCAGGCCATTGCTTGGCAATTTTCAGATGTGCCTCAATGTGATTTTCAAATTTACATTTCAGTAGCGTTGAATACTGAGAATGAGTTGGTGACGGCAAAGTATCAATACGCTTCACAGGGCGGCCTTATGTACGAATTAAAGCCTGCGCTAAAAGCGGATAGAATTTTGACGGAAATTGAGAATAAATATTCAATTTCTTTTACGGGAGGTTTTTGGTCAAAGGACGCTTGGCAAGATTTATTTGTTTGGAGTAATCGCGCTCAAGGGTTTGGTGATCATTACACAATGGAGTACACCCAAATCAAAAATGGTACTGAAATAATTGGAAGTACGGCTTGGGATAACTCCGTTGGCGTTTTGTCTATTCCTGCAAACTCAGGCACAAAAACAGTCACAGTTGCGTTAACTGTGCAGCAAAGTATAATTGATCAAGTTAATGATAGTTTGCCAACACCAAAGCTGAAGCTAGTGGCTTACGACACTACATCAAGCAGCGTTTTTCAAATAGTATATTTTCCCGAAGGACGTCAAGGCGTTATTGAGTTTTTATTTCCCAATTCAGCCACAGCAAAAACATTTAAGTTTTACGTCAAATCAAATTTTCCTGAAAAATTCAATTGGACAATTACAAGCGCAACGTCGCAATTAAATTTTCTGTACCAAAAAGAATTGGTTGAATTAGACACATCGTCCACTTGCGAGTTTCGTTATTTCGACCATTCATATACGGATAGCTTGACAAGTGAAACGCTTACTGTTGAGGGCGGGATTCCTGACCAAAATATATTCGAATGGCTGAGTGGAATTATAAAAATGTTTAACCTAATTATATTGCCGATAGATTCGACAACGTTTCAGGTTGAAACTTTTGACGATTGGAAGGCGTTAGGAAACGATGTTGATATAACTAAACACGTTGATATGGACAACGTGGAAGTGCAACCTGCCGAACTATTTAACCAACTAAAATTCGCATACCAACCAACCGACTCTGTGATTGGTCAAAATTTTTCACAACAAAACGGAGGCATTGGCTATGGCGATTCAATTACAGAAATTAGGGACACTTATGGAGATGCCATTAGTTCAAATAATTTTGAATTAACAACTATTTTTGAAAATCCTTCGTGGTCACGCCTAACGAATTTTGCGCCTGAAACATCAAATAGCGAGATACTCAGTAAGTTGATGGTTTGCCATTACATTGATAAAGACCTTTCAACAATAGGCGGCGCGCCTGTTATGTTTTATAAGGCGGGGGTTCAGGATTTATTGCCCGACGATGAAACGCTATTTGCGTTTAGGAATTTTTACACATCAGAAGTCACAAGTGGAGCAAACGCTTTTAATAGATACAATGTTTGTTTTCAATATAACGGAATGGGTAGCAGCTTCACGAACAGCTTAAACTTTGGCGCAGAAGTTAATCCGTTCACGCTAGTCACCGACACGCCCACCAGCCCAAGTATATACAAATACTTTTGGGAAGATTGGATAACAGAACTTTACGATTTATCGATGAGGCGAACGATGCTTCGCGCAATTTTGCCATTGCATTTGATGCTTGAAATAAAAGTGAATGATGTGCTGATTATCAGCACAAATAGATACACCATAAATAATATGCGTTTGAACCTGACAACAGGCGAAGCAAACTTTGAACTTTTAACACTTGTAGACTAATGATAAAAGACATTATAGAATTACTCAAGAGCGATGATTGGCACGATGGCGGCCAGCTTACGCAGATGGCAAAAGGCAAATACAAAGTGCCTCAGAACATAACCGAATTTAAGAACTACTTCAAACTACAAGACAATGGCTGAAACGATAAAAAAAGTAGTTGAAATTGAGGTTGATGTTGATAGCGGTGATATTAATCAGTTAAATACTAAGTTAAAAAAGACTACCAAAACCATTAAAGAAACCAAAAAAGAAAGTGGCGGTTTTGGTGAAAAACTATTAAAGGTTGGTGATGCTATAAAAGGTCTTGGAATTGGTCTTGCGATAGCTGGATTAGCTAAGTTAGGTGATGCTTTTCGTAAAAATCAAAAGATTGCAGATGCTACTGAAAACACAATGAATAGTTTAGATGTTGCGTTTTCAAGATTTACAAACACAATCGCTGAATCTGAAACGGTACAAAGTTCAACGTGGCGAGATTGGTTATCTACATTAGCTACTATTGATCCAACTCAAACATTAAACTTAGTGAATGTATGGGTTAACGGAACAAAAGCTGGTCGTGAATATACAGAAGAATTAGAAAAAATAGGTAAGCAGATTACGGCAAATAATAAAGAGTTAGTATTGCTTGAAGTTGAGCAAAGAAGGCTTCAAATATTAAATCAGCAAGAAGCTGAACTGCAAAGGCAAATACGAGATGACTCTACGCTAACATTTGAAGAAAGATTTGCAGCAAATGACCAACTAGCAACTCAGCTAGATGAGTCAATTAAAAAAGAAAAAGAAGTTGTAAATCTTAGAATAGCAAACCTTGAATTTTTACAAAATAATTTAACTTACTCATTTGAAAGAGAAGTTGAAATTTTAAACTTACGTAATGAATTTCTGGATATTGAAGAAAGAATTACTGGTGTAAAATCTGAACAGCAAGCGGCAGAGCGTTCTTTGTATGCCGAACAGAAAGCCTTAAGAGAGCAAGCTAATAAAGATGCAGAAGATGCTTTGAAAGAAAGCGAAGAAGCATTTCAAGAATGGTGGGATAATCTTAATGAAATAGAAGCTGCAGAAGCAGAAAAAAACTATCAGAAACGTATGGAACGCTTGCATCGTGAATTAGATGCAATACAAGCGCAAAACGAAGCGCAAGAAGATGAGAAAAAAGAATATTTCAAAGAAATTGAAGATTTAGATGAAGCTAATTTTCAGAAAACTTTGTCATTTCAAGAATTAGAATTAAGGTCAGTACGAGACCAATATTTTAGATTAATTGAGTTGGCTGAAATATATGGTGCTGACAAAACTAAACTAGAGGAAGATTTAGCTATACAAGAAGCAAACATTAAAAAGAAATACGAAGATGAAGCATTAAAAAAGCGAAAAGAAAATACAGAAGAAGCTACTAATGCGACAATAGCAGTAACAAAAGCTGGTATTGATTCCGCAATAAGTTTGAACGATTTCTTAGTTGATAACCAACTTGTAACAGCTAAGAAAGGTTTTCAAATTGCGAAGGCTTTATCTATTGCAAACGCCACGATATCAACAGCGGAAGCGAGTATTGCGGCTTATAAGTCTGTGGCTGGCATTCCTTATGTAGGCCCAATCCTCGCCCCTATTGCGGCTGGCGTTGCAGTAGCGGCTGGCGCGGCTCAAATTGCAGCGATCTCAGCGCAGAAATTTGACGGTGGCGGAGGTGGCGCAGTTTCATCTCCATCAGCCGGTGGCGGAGGAGCATCAACACCATCAGCAGGCGGAGGAGGTGCGCCACAATTTAACACAGTAGGAACAAGCGGATTCAATCAAGTGGCTGGAAGTATTGCAAATCAGAATCAGGAGCCAATTAAAGCGTATGTTGTAGCAAACGATGTAACAAGTCAGCAAAGCCTTGACCGAAACAGCCGGGACAAGTCGTCATTTTGATAAAAACAAAACCAAAAAATTACGTTTATTAGCTATGAAGATCATCGAATTAATCCTTGACGAGGACAGTATTGATGCTGGAGTAAACGCTATCAGCATCGTTGAGTCGCCAGCAATTGAATCAGACTTTATTGCCTTGAGCAAGGATCAAGAAATCAAGCTGGCAGAAGTGGATCAGGAGAAGCGAATATTGATGGGCGCGGCGCTCATTCCAAATCGAACGATTTTCAGGAAGAACGGCGATGATGAGTTCTATGTTTACTTTTCAAAAGACACGATCGCAAGGGCATCTCAGTTATTCTTGAAGCAAGGGAATCAAGGCAAAAGTACGCTGGAACACGCGATGAAATTAAACGACTTGACGGTTGTAGAATCGTGGATTGTCGACCATTCAGAAAAAGACAAGTCAGCGCACTACGACCTATCTATGCCCGTTGGTACTTGGATGGTTTCCGTCAAAGTTGATAACGATGAGGTATGGAATGATTTTGTGAAGACAGGAAAGGTTAAAGGTTTCAGCATCGAAGGCTACTTCGCCGATAAGACGGAGATGAAAGCGGCAGAGATAAACGAAGAGGATGCTTTAATTGACGCGATAAAAGACATCATTTCCAATGCGTAAAGACAAATTACGCTATTATAACGCCACATCTTCTAGGCGCGGTGGTCGAAGAGGCTGTTTATGCCCAAATAACACATATTCAATTAAGTGCTGCGATGGCTCGCTTTGGGCGCAGGGCATTGGAAACATAACAGGAACACCGCCTGTAACGATAAACTACATATATGTGACAACGGATGACTTCATTTACGTCACTTCGAACAACGAAATTTACCTAACAGTCAACTAATGGCAACAGAAAGAGTCGGCATACACAGCTTCGCAGAACTTGAAGCATCTATTGGAAACGCGAAAACAGCATCCGATGTTAAAACAGCATACGAAAGCAACGCGAACACGAATGAGTTTAGCGATTCAGAACAGACCAAGCTGCTAGGAGTTGAAGCTGGAGCAGAGGTAAACCCAACGGATGCGGAGATAAAAACAGCATACGAAAACAATGCAGACACCAACGCATTTACAGATGCAGAGCAAACTAAGTTAAGCGGAGTTTCAGCAGGCGCAGAGGTTAATGCTGTTGATTCTGTATTCGGAAGGACAGGAGCAGTAACTGCTCAAAGCGGTGACTATACAAAGTCAGATGTTGGACTTGCAAACGTAGACAACACCAGCGATGCAGATAAGCCAATAAGCACAGCAACGCAAACGGCACTAGACGCAAAGCAAGGAGACATCACCTTAACCACCACAGGCACATCGGGCGCAGCTACATTAATAGGTGACACGCTAAACATTCCTCAATATAGCGCAGGCGGTGGCGGTATTGCTGCGGTAGTCGATGACACTACGCCACAGCTAGGCGGTGACTTAGATTTGAATACCTATGATGTCACAGGAACAGGTAACATTAACATCACAGGCACAGTAACATCAGATGACTTTATTGGAGATTTAAATGGTGCAGTTCGATTTGATGCAAAGAACGAAAGCGGAGCGACATTACTAAAAGGCAAGGTTGTTTCAATCACAGGTGTAAGCGGTAACGAAACACTTGTAGATTTAGCAGATGCAGATAATGTATCAGCAAGACCAGCATTTGGTTTAATTTATGCCGATGCGAATAACAACGCAGCCTGTGAGGTAGTGACTTTTGGAAATTTATCAGGACTAAATACTTCAGCATTCAGCGAAGGCGATACACTATACGTTTCAACATCAGCAGGTGAGTTGACAGACACACCACCAAGCGGAGAATCAGCAGACATTCAGAACATCGGTAGAGTCATCAGAAGTCACGCAAGTGCAGGCATCATCAAAGTAGGTGGAGCAGGTAGAGCAAACGCAACGCCAAACCTTGATTCGGCTAAGATGTTTTTAGGTAACGCCTCAAATCAAGCAGCATCGGTTGCAATTTCAGGGGATGTTACAATTAGCAACACAGGCGCAACAACGGTAGGCACTATCAATTCCGTAGCGGTTGCGACAGTCACAAGCGGTGCAGCACTTGGGGCAACGTCCAATCAAGACTCAACAGCGACCATATTAAGCGGAGACCTTACAGGCACAGTTAATTCAGTAGCAGTTGCAACGGTTACAAGTGGCGCGGCATTAGGAGCGACGGCAAACCAAGATTCGACAGCTACAATATTAAGTGGTGATTTAACAGGCACAGTTAATAGTGTAGCAGTTGCCACAGTAACATCAGGCGCAGCACTTGGAGCAACGTCTGTTCAGCCAAGCGACAACGTTTCAACGCTGACAAATGACGCGGCATATCTACCATCTGATCCATCAGCGGTTACGGGAGCGGATGCGATTACCAACATTATGAGTTTGACGCAAGCGGAATATGACGCAATCACAACTCCGAACGCAACGACACTTTATATCATAGCATAGATGGCGATTAAATTAGGGGCAATAGATACATCGACTTTAAAGGTTGGAAGCGCAGCAGTTAGCCAAGCATATCTTGGCACTACTCCGCTTTTATCAACGGCATACGACTTTGGTAACGCTTTGTTGTTCGACGGCGTTAATGATTATCTGCTTACATCCCCTGCTCTTGACATAAACGTAACAGGTGACTTCATTATTTCTTGGTGGTTTAAAAGTGGATTAACAGGAGGTGGAGCAGCGTCTCAGATGGTGGCAATAACTGCCTCTGAAGCAGATTACATTTTATACGGTAGCTTAAATCGTGTCCGAATCAAGGTAAACGGCACATCTTACGACACCACCTATAATTGGAGCGCGGACAGCGATTGGCATCACTACTGCTTTTTCCGAGTTTCAAGCGTAATCAAGTTAGTAATTGACGGAGTTGATTACGGCACGGTGGGAACAAATACAAACATTTTCAGCTATCGCTATATAGGCAGGCGAGGAAGCTCAGTATCACTTATGTTAAATGGTACGATTGACGATTGGTTTGTCAGCGAAGAAACGGTTACGCTTACTCAAGTTCAAAGCGTATACAATAGCGGAGCAGGAAATAATCCAACCACAGTTATTAGCGGAACGCCAAAGCAATACATTAACTTCAATCAAAGCAGTCCTGATTCAACAGCAACCGCTCAAAACGGGTCAGATATGGCTTTGAATAACTTTGACACATCCACTTGTTGGGTAGCACACTAATGACACATTACGGATACATAACAGATAACACCTACGAGGTCGCAGATACAGCGATAACTTGGAATTTCATTTACTTCAACGAGGACGAAAGCACAACCGAACACGTTGGAATTGAAAGCGCGGTTTCGATTGATTCCGCAAAAGTCACAATGTTTGAATCAGCTTCTGCGTTCAACGATTGGAGATACGAATTTCATAACGAAAAAATATAAATGGCAAACATAACCGAAGATGGAACCGCGTTTGAAGAGATGATGAAAGCGGCCCAAGACCTTGACAGAAGAACAAAAATAAAACCACAAGAATGCAGCATTGACGAGGATTGCGAGGCTTGTGGAAGTTGAAAATGTAACACTTTATAAAATAAACGTTTATTGAATATGGAAAAAACTGTAATTAACAAAATCAAGACGCTCCTCAAAATGGAAATCCAGCTTGAGCGAATGACACTTGAAAATGGAACTGTGATCGAAGCGGATGCTTTCGAGGCAGGGGCATCAGTTTTCATCGTTACGGAAGATGGTCAAGTTCCGCTTCCAATCGGTGAGTACGAATTGCCGGAATCTATGAAGTTGATTGTCGCTGAAGAAGGCGTAATCAGCGAAGTCAAAGCGATGGAAGAAGAAGCCGTTGCTGAAGAAGAGGCTGTTGAAACTTCAGAGGTTGAAGTTGAGGCAAGCGAAGAGCCAAGCTATGTTACGAAGGAAGACTTCGAAGATGCTATTGGTGAGATAAAGTCGATGCTTTCTGCGACACAAAAAGAAGAAGTAAAAGAAGAGGTTGCTCTATCGTCTGACGATATGCCAGCAGCAAAGGCAATCAAGCCGAATCCTGAAAAGGAATCAAAGAAATCATTCAAGTTTAATTCAACAAAGTTCGGAACGACTGAAACCAGAGTTCTGAGCAAAATAGCTAAAATCCAAAAATAAAAATGGCTACAACTACTAACATAACGACTTCATACGCTGGCGAGTTTGCTGGTGAATACATCAGCGCAGCTTTATTAAGCGCGTCAACAATTGAAAACGGAGGTATCACGGTTCGACCGAATGTTCTTCAGAAAGAAGTAATACAACGCATCGACGTTGATGCTATCGTCAAAGATGCTACCTGTGACTTCACACCGACATCTACTGTTGATTTGACTGAGCGAATCTTGACAGTCGAAGAGGCTCAAGTGAACCTTCAACTTTGCAAAAAAGACTTCGTATCTACTTGGCAAGTTGCAACAATGGGCGCAAATCAAGGCGATGTTCCTTCAACATTAGCTGATTATATGATCGGACACATCGGATCAAAGGTTGCTCAGAAAATTGAGCAGACAATCTGGTCGGGTGTTGCCGCCAATCAAGGCGAGTTTGATGGATTGGTAGTTCAGCTTGCTGCTGATGCTGCACTTCCAGCAGCGCAAGACATCGTTGCTGTTGCTATCACAGCCGCTAATGTTGCGGCTCAAATGTCGCTTGTAGTCGCAAACATTCCACCAGCAGTTTACGGCAAGGAGGATCTAAAATTATATGTTTCGCAAAATGTCTATAAGGCATACGTTGAGCATTTGGCTGGATACGCTGCCGCTGGAGTAGGTGGAGCAGGTTACGAGAACAGAGGATCAAATCAGCGTTTGATTGACCTATTCTTCAATGGAGTACCTGTATTCGTTGCAGAAGGAATGACCGACAATAAAATGGTAGCTGCTCAAACCAGCAACCTTTTCTTCGGAACATCTCTTTTGAGCGCATCTCAGGAAGTAAGATTACTTGATATGGCTGATCTTGACGGATCAAACAACTTCAGATTCATTGCTCGCTTTTTTCAAGGAGCAACGTACGGAGTCGTACAGGACATTGTACTCTACTCTTAATTAATACAAACCTAAATTGGGGCAGGTGAGCAATTGCTTGCTTGCCCTTTTTTTTTAAAAATCAAAATCAATGAGTTGCGATATTACAGCAGGCCGAATAGAGCCTTGCAAAGATGCAATTGGTGGCATCAATAACATCTACATTTTTAACTACGACACGCTACCTGTTTCAGGCATCACATACGATACGACAGATACCGATGTGATTGACGTTTTAGGTACAGCGTTAACGGCTTACAAGTATGAATTGAAGGCTACAACCAATACGTTGGAGCAGACAATTAATGCGAGCCGAGATAACGGCACTACTTTCTTTGAGACCGCTTTAAACATCACCTTGAAAAAGATGACGAAGGAAGCAAACAAGGAATTGAAGTTACTATGTTATGGCCGTCCGAAAATCTTGGTTGAAGACAATCAAGGAAATCTCTTGCTTTGCGGCTTAGATCACGGCTGTGACGTAACGGGCGGAACTTTCGCGACAGGTGGCGGAATGGGCGATTTGAATGGTTACACTTTAACGTTTTCAGCAATGGAGAAAATACCTGCGAACTTTTGTGTTCCCGCAACAGGAACTTCTATTGCAGATCAGTTGACAGCGTTGGGCGTTACGACCATCGTCACTAGCTAATCTATCTACATATTAAAAAAAGAGGCTGCTCAAATGGGCGGCCTTTTTTATGCGCACAACCTACATTTCGAATCATATCGTATCATTTTTCAACACGGAATCGTGTTATTTAAAACACGGAATCGTGTTATTTAAAACACGTTATCACATCGGTTACTTTTTTGTTTGAAACAAAATCTGAGTTTTACGTTTATAGTGTATGGTAATTTTAACCACATCAGCAGCATCGCAGACCTTCACGATCATTCCTAGATTTGAACCGACGGGAAATGTAGATGTCACGTTTACAAGTGAGCAGCAAAATAAGCTGACACACACATTCAACTTCGCAGCTACATATTTAAACGGCTACTTGACGATCACAAACACATTTTCTCCGCTTCTGGTGGACGCGCAGAATTACATCATCGAAGTAATGGACGGCTCTGAACTTTGCTTTCGCGGAAAGTCCTTTATTACCGACCAAACCGACTTTCCTAAATTTAGCATCAACGAAGATGTGTTCACAGGACAGCCATCTAACAACGAATTTGTAATCATATGAGCAGTAACATCAGCTTAGTAGAGTTAGGCAAGTATACAACGCCGCAGATTAGCGAGGACAAGCGCGAGAAGTTCGTTGCTTACGGCGTAGATAACAACTATTATCAGACGTTGATTGAAGCGAAGGAGTCGCCTACCAACAGCGCGTTAATCAATGGCATAGCGGATATGATTTATGGGCGTGGATTACACGCCACAAACGCCGCTAGCAAGCCTGACGAGTACGCAATGATGGTGCAGCTATTCACAGAAGACTGTATGCGCAAAATCTGTGATGATTTTTACACATTTGGTCAGGCGGCATACCAAGTTATTTATGATACTTCTCACACCAAAGTAATGGAGGTGGCGCATATGCCTATTCAGAACCTTCGCCCTGAGAAGATGAACGATGAGGGCTATATCGCCGCCTACTATTACTGCGACGATTGGGCCAATGCGAGGCGCAATGATGAGCATCAAAGAATACCTTGTTTTGGAAAAAGCAAAGAAGGTCTTGAGGTTATGGTTATCAAACCTTACAAAGCAGGATTCCATTACTTTTCCCCTGTCGAATATCAAAGCGGATTAGATTATGCATTCGTTGAAATTGAACTTGCTAAGTTTCACTTAAACAACATCTTCACAAGGTTCAGCGGATCGACAATAATCAACTTCAACAACGGCATCCCTGAAGACGACCAGCAGCGGATGATTGAAACCAAGATAAAAGACAAGTTCACAGGCACAGAAGGAGATAGCGTAATCGTTGCTTTTAACGACAGTCAAGAAACTGCCGCAAGCATAGAATCGATAAGTTTACCTGACGCTCATAATCAATACCAATTTATCGCGGAAGAAGCAAGTAGGAAAATAATGGTATCGCATCGCGTAGTTTCACCTTTGCTTTTTGGATTGCCGCACAACGGCGGTTTGGGTTCGAACGCCGATGAGATCAAGATGGCCGCTTTGCTATTTGACAACACGGTGATTAAGCCAATGCAGCGAGTAATCATTGAATCCGTTAACGCGATTCTATCTTTCAACGGAGCAAGCCTAAACACTTTCTTCTTAACAAGCCAGCCGCTTGAGTTCAGCGAGATGGAAATCGAAGAAGTAGATATTGATACAGCACAGGAAAAGACAGGCATCGAATTGTCAAAGGAAGATTTTGATGATGATGAAATGCTTGACGCTTTAGAAGGTAGCAAGATAAATGATGAGTGGGAATTAATTGACAGCCGAGAATGGTCAGAAGATAATGAGCCAATTGAAGATTGGGCAAAGAAATCCATCAAATTAAGTGCTTGGCAGAAGTTTAACGATTACATTACTTCTTTTCCGTCGCGCGAATCGTCACTTGATAAAAGTTATTACAAGGTTCGTTATTCATATGAGGAAAAATATTCCAAAGGAAAAAGCAGAGATTTCTGTCGTAATATGATGAGCAGAAGTTCAAAAGGCGTTGTTTATAGGTTAGAAGATATTGACAAAGCATCTCGTAAAGGAGTTAATAAAGGATTTGGTCATAAAGGTCAAGCGTACGATTTGTTTCGTTTCAAGGGCGGTAGTTTCTGCGGTCATTTTTGGCAGGAGAATTTGTATCAATTAAAGAAAAAGAAAGACGGAGAATACGTTGAAGATAAGGCATTGAGTTCATCTGAAGAAGTTGCATCAATTCCAAAGTCATACGAACCTAAGCCAAGAGGCAGAAAGGATGCTGCAAAAGCACCAAGAGATATGAAGAATAATGGACGTTATCCAAGTTAAAAATGGCAAAAGCATTACTCATAAAGACAGAAGATGTACTGAGGTATTCCAACCTAACTACAGTAGACAGCGACAAATATGTGCAGTATATAGCGATATCACAGGATATGCATATCCAGCGATTGCTTGGAACTGACTTACTTGAGAAGATACAGGCCGATATTATTGCTGGAACACTTGCAGGAAACTACCTATCGCTTGTTACTGATTGGGTAAAGCCAGCTTTAATCCATTGGTCATTAGTTGAGTTCCTGCCAATGGGTAGCGTGACAATAGGTAACGGAGGTATTTACAGACATCAACCTGAGAATGCCACAGCATTAGACAAATCAGATGTTGACAGTTTAGTTTCGCAAGAACGAGACTTCGCTGTATACTATTCAAATCGTTTAGTTGATTATCTATGTAGCAATTCCAACTTGTTCCCTGAATATTCAAGCAACACAAATAGCGATGTCAACCCTGCAACCGACAATAATTTCTGTGGATGGGTGCTGTGAAACAAACGTATGAACCAAAGAAACGCAACATAATAAAGTTGCGCAGATTTATTAAAAAAATTCAAAAAAGTGGAAGTGATCGAAGGAGTGGCCGAGTTGATCGGTGAATATGGAATAGTCACGGTGTTGATGGCAATATCATTGGGTGGCTTAATTTGGAAAGGTAAGAGCATCGGGGCGTTTATCGTTCAGACTTTGCAGGCGTCCGCAATTGTCAAGAAAAATGAAGAAATCATTGAGGGGTTACGCGTTGAGATTCAAGAGTTGCGAACCCAACTTGAAAAGATGAACGGCGTCTTGATGACGCAGTCGGCTACAATCGCTCGACTTGAGGAGCGCATCGTTCAGACAGCAAAGAAACGAGTTTCAAAACGAAATCCATCGAATGGAAATTAGTGCTAATCTTACGCTCAAAGAAGTCAGTAAAAGCCTGACAGCGACACGCAAAGGTATCGACAATGAGCCACAAGG